CGTCTGGTCTGTTGACGAAAGCACAGGGCGTCAGCGTTGCCGTGATCTGCAACTAGATTATGCACGCAATGCCGTGTTCGATGGTGCTGTTGTGAAATCAAACGGACCAGCAAATCGTGAGATAAGACATTTTATCCGTAACCCGAACACAGGATTACTGGAAGATCGCTCTATGGATATTCGTTCTTTGGCTATGTCTTCAACGGTTCGTGATCGAATAAACCACATTGTTGATTTTGTTCGCATGAGGGAAAACGATGGTCGTGCCGTAAGCCCCGGTGGCGGTGTTGATGGACTATATACAGCGATTCTCGAATCAGAACCAATTGAACCATGCGTTATCTCTCTAAAAAACTCTGGCAAAGAAAGCACCATAAGCCAGTCAATTAGAGATGCGCAAACTATGGGTCTTATCCGAAAGTACGCTCTGTCTCTCAGTGGCTCAGAGAAATGGCTTGGCACTATGGATGGGCCATTTTCTCGCGGTGAATACGAACGTCAAACAGGTAGAGATAATCTTTGACAATCTTGGGAGCTTATGGTAATAATCCCATATGTAAAGTCATCGGGGGAAACTCCCCCATTTACACAAAAAAAAGCAATAACGGCGTAATTGCAAAGTTTGGGAAATAACGGCGTAATTGCACAATTACATGTAAAGGAGAAAAAAATGATTCATGTATTTGAAAAAACTGGGCCTACGTTAACAGAGGCTCAAGGTCTTGTAGGTGGTAATGTTGAGATGGTTAGGTCACCAAGTGATCCTGACATCCAAATCATTGTTAATGAAGAGGGACTTCTAATCGGGCTTCCGTTTAATGAAGAGGCATCTAAGATGTGCGACACAGGTATTGTCGGTGATGCTATTGTCTTAAAGGGCAGTGCTAGGTGGGATTAATCCATGTATGACAATCTAAAGCCTATCAGAATACTACTAGAACACCGCCTTAGCTCTATGAAATCAGAAGCTAAGGCGCGAAATCGTTTTACTTTATACCAGCAAGTCGAGGAGATTGAAAAATTGCTGGTGATGTTTGAAAGGGAGATACGAAGTGAACAAGATGTTGATGGACGAACCGCACATAGCGGAGATGTACCGAAATAGATGGGTGGCACAGAACATAAAAGATATGAAGGAAAACCCTAAAATAATATCAAACTTTAATTCGGCGTCATCTTTGCGAAGAGCGCAGAAAGAAAGAACCGAAGCATCAAATATTGAAATGACAGAGAAAGCTAAGTTTGTTAATCGTCTTTTAAAGAAAAAAATGACGCACAACGAAATATCTGAGATACTAGGCATAACAATTAAAGGCGTGTCTGATATGAAGAGAAGATACGATATGCCAAGAGAAGAGTAGGTCGTGAGGTCAGCCAGTGAATGTGGCGCATTCGGTAGCACGCTCAACCAAAAATAACAGTTAAGTGAAAGCTGACCTCAAAATTAATTTACCATAAAATGTTCGGGTTTCAAGCGGTTAATACCTCGGTTGTTGATAACCCATAGAATTGTTCTGGTTACCGTACTGCTGAGGTTGATACGGGTTAGAAATCCCGCCGTAACCACCAAACCCACCTTGACTCTGCCCCATGCCATAACCGCCGTATTGTTGTGGCTGCGGTGACTGCTGTTGATACGGGTTCTGATATGGTTGGTAAGTTGGCTGCGGCATCTGTTGCTGTGCGTAACCCCCAGAGAATTGCGGTGCTTGAGGCATAGATCTTGCAATTTGTGATGCTTCACCGTAAGGATTTTGTTGTGGCCTTCCGTAACCGCCCATACCGCCATAACCGCCTTGAAAGCCGCCGTATTGTTGTTGATAAGGTTGTTGGCCATAGCCACCCATAATGCCCTGCGGCCTTGGAGCAGTTTGCATTGGAAATCCATTAAACATATCCCTACCCTGCGGTCTTTGCTGAACTTGAGGAAATCCGCCAAACATACCCATGCCCTGCGGACGTTGACTGCCAAGACCCATTCCCATTCTAGGGTTCTGACGTTGGCGCTGTTGTAGCTGTTGTTCCATCTGCTGAATGCGGTAGTCTTTGTAACCACCAGTGCCCTCAAACGCGGTGCGTAACTCACCCATACGATCCCGTTGCTCTTGATTGGGTTGCATGGCATCCATCAAAGACTGCATCTGAGCGCGTTGATCTTCGTTCGGGCGCATGGTCTTTTGGTAATCCATCAAAGCCTGATATTGCTCGTTGCCCTCAAACGGGTTCTGTTGCCTAGCTCGCTGGGATTGTTGTGGTCCACCATACATTAACTGATGCTGGACATTTTGATGAGGGCGTCTAAATGAGGTTGCAAATGGTGACGCAAGACCTCGCAAGTTATCTTGCCTTGCATTTTGTTGAGCTTGCTGTTGATTATAAATAGAAAAAGGATTTATTCTTTGTACATTAGCTCGGTCTCTACCTAAACCTACAGTAGTATAGCCATCTGCTGGAAATACGTTAGAGTTAGTCAAAAGAGAACGTGGGTCAAACCCACCAGATGGATCGGTGGTAACGCCTTTGCGTTTAGCATCTTCCAATGTCGGCATGGTGAATGTAGGCTGAGGGCGATTAAAGTCTATCGGTGTTATATCCCGAACTACGGGTTTATCTTCAGCATCTGGATATGTAGGGTACATGCCCTTGGTTCTAGGGTCACTGGGGTCATCTGCTGGAGGGCGATAGACGACTTCTGGATCATCTACTGGCTTGACATACCCCAACCTGCGATCACCCGTGTCTCCAGTATATATGTTAGATCCAAGTGCGTCAGGACCGCGTTCATAATAGCCACGCTGTCTTTTCAACCTTTCAGCATCTACGCCTTGCAATGGGATCATCGTGTTTCCACCTCCAGAAGGTAGTGTATCATAGAGAGGATGGTCTGGGCCTACGAATCTACCTTCAGAGGTTGGACCACCCATACTGTTTGGCTCTGGTGGTAAATATCTATCTCCGAGTTTCTTATCAGTAATGGCAGGTTCGTTACCTTGTGGTCGTTCAGGATTTATGCCTCCAAGGCCACCGAATAGGTTGCGCCCATCTGGAACGAATTCATATTCTCCAGTGGTTGGATTTCTGCGCATAGTACTCATGAAGTAATCTCCAGACTGAACTTATTCGGGTTATATCACCTTTCTGCCGCCCGATCAATAGACCTGTCGCCCATGTACGCATCCACAACCATCATCATGAAAAACGGCAGATCGTTCGGATGCAAACCTAACCCGAATAAAAGTTCGACTACCAAGTTACGCATCTCAGGCATCGAAAAAGATTCGGGAACCTCTTGCAAGATTCCCGATACAATTACTTCTATTCTCTCTGGGCTTAATCGCTCTTTGTTAATCGCCATCGTATTAATCCCTCCTTGATTTAGGTCTAACGCTAGTCTTTACAGCAGTCGGGTGGTCATACGAATAGAAGATATGGTGTCCAATACGCGCAATCCTGTGTAGTCCCTTGCGCCAAACTGGATGAACATCTGGTGTGTGGTAGTGATCCGCAGTGCTGAAAGGCAAGATTTCAGGATCGTTTATGATCTCAACAGCAAGCTTCTGTGCCTTGGCCCAAGCTATCTCATCTCTAGGCTTCGGAGTCTTGTCCTTGCGATAGAACGAAAACTGACGATCTTGCGTAATGACGTTGCACATAGAAGAAGGCCATCGGGGTGACTCCATTCGATTAATGATAACTCTTGCAACCATCAACTGACCTAAAAGCGGTTCACCCCTTGCCTCGTGATACAAAGCAAGAGACAAACACGCTGCCGCCGCTATCACTTTTCAATATCCAATTTATACATCCAATTTTGTAAAACTTGGTAACTTTTTAAACCTAATAAATTAGCAGCATTTTTTAAGTTTTTACTTTTGTCAATAGCTCTTCTGATGTAGTCACGTTTTACATCGTCAAGAGCAGAATTGACATCATAGCTCTCTTCGTACTGATCCAGAGGCAAATACCCCTGAACCTCGTCCTTAAAATCCTCTAGGTCGGGCTGTGTCTTTACCTCGCCCAAGCGGTCAAGCAAGTATCTAAATGTAGGTCGATCACTCATCTTCGTCCACCTCAACTTTGCCAGATCCATTGCACATATCGCAATCTTCATCGCGGAAGGAATCAACCTCCACAGTTACTTCTAGTTTGCCTTCGCCTTTACACTCAGGGCAAACGCCTAACTTCGGTTCGTCAGTGACGAAATAATCTTTTACTTTTCCCAACGGAATTTCCTTCCACTTTGCCATAATAATAAGTCCTTTTTGCTAGATGTCTTAGGGTAACATTTCTTATGTATCGGGGTCAAGCACTAAATAAGAAATATTATGTTCGGGAAAACGGATTGTAATCGGGATTTAAATCCGCTCCAAAAACACACAAAAAAACCCCCGATATTGCAGTGCGAAACCTAGCCAATCGGGGGTATAGTTGTTGAGGCAATCCAAACAGGTGGGACAGGATTGCAAGAAAATCCTAGCGCCTCGAATCGGGCGCGTCAACACAACAGGTACTTAAAATACTGCTATAGGTTACGATGCTGGATGCAATTACCACTGGTACTTAAAACACTGCTGTAGGTTATTAACCCGAATACTTGTTCGGCTTACAATCCAGACACGAAAAAGGGCGATTCGGAAAAACCGCCCTGATTCTGATTTAATCCAAAATAAAAACCCTCTATGCAAGTAAGAGGCATGAGGGAACCACCCCTCACCTAAAGCTTAACGCCTAAACACCACACGATCAATCCATTTAATATACTTGTCAAAGAATTTCTGCTCAGGTTCAACATCCTTTGCAAATTTGCGGGGAACTTCCTGCATCTTCATCTTCGCCAACCTGTTATTCACCGAAGAAACAGTGCGGCCTAAAGCCTTAGCAACCTCCTTAATCGGTAACTTGTTCTCGTGCATAGTAACAAGTCTTTTGTGCTCTTTATCAGTCCACGCCTTGTAAGTTTTCTTAGTCATTAGATCCATCCTTTTGATACTGCAAAAATCCAAGCCAGCACCAGAATGGTGCTAACCGCAAAAATAATCTTGTCTTCCCAGTTTCCCAAATCCATCAGCATATCCATAAAAAAGTTAAAGTAAAAAAGCAGATTGCTCCGCCCACAATAATACCGCAGACAAAACCAATCAGCGCGGCGAAGTCAGTTAGGTTCATGCGTCCTCCCCTTGTTGTTCCTTGATCTCATTAAGCGCACGTTTAAGCGCACGTTTAATCCGCTTCGATCTATCGGGCAGAATAAGCGTATCTATTCCCTCAATCAGCCATTCAAGCTCATGTCGGGTAACCGAAACCTGAGTGGCGGGAACTAATTTAACCCCGCCATCAGCGTTTGTTTGTTGCAAGAACCTCATCAGAACTGCTCCCTTTTGTTAAATAACTCTAAGACAAACTCGCTTAGTTTGTCGTCAAAAAGCTCTTCCCTATTCCTACTCATCTCCTTGCGCATATCTTCCCTTACCCAAGTCGAAACCGTTGTCAGTACGCAATCGGTGAGCGTATCTCTATTAGGTGCTAATGCGCCCTGTTTCATGCTATCGCTCCTTCGATGCTTCTTTTAACAGTATCAACCTGTTCGGGTGTCAACATCATTGCAATCTCTTCGGCAAGCCTTGTCGCTTGCTCAGACTTCGCCTGACTAGGCGCACTGATAGCAAGCTCACAAGCCATGTGAAAAGCATCAATCGGGTTTGTTAATTCGGTTTTCATGCCGCCATCTCCTCTGCTTCTTCTAACGCAGAACGTAGAAAGTAGTCGTCAAGGCCAAAGTCCTTGTATCCGTCTTCGATCATCTTATAATAACCGCCGTTCGGTGGACTTGTTCGGGTTTTGTCGTTCATCTCGTAAACGATCCAACCGCTGTTGATCTTGCGCCGCCCGTAAAAAGTCGGGTAACCCTCAAGCTGGTCCAAAGACCGCAGGCAATCAAGCGTAATATCCCACAGCACGACAGGACAAATTTGATCCCTGTCGGGCATGATGTCAGCAACTCCGCGAAATACAAGCCGTGTGTCGGGCAGGTAAAACCCGCCCAACGGTTTAGCCTTCGGACAGCGAACGGACATCGCGTCCCTGTTCGTGTTCATTCCATATGCCATATATAACATTATGCGGCCTCCGCTTTAATGTCGTCTTCGATTAAGTCAATCGCGTCACCAATCAACTCGTTCGTGAAGAAGTAAAGCAAGTCTAACTCAGACGGGTTAGGTAATCCCCTGAAGTGCTCAACAATAACCTTTTGAGCGTAGCCATAAGAACAGTCAGCGTCATGCGCCGTGTACTTTACAAATTGACTGACAACCCAAGGCGTAATGGCATTCTCGAATGCAACGCCTAAACCGTTCTTCTTGAGAGCATCGCGCAAGTAAGAAGTGTTCTCCTTGTAATGCTCTTGCCCTAAATAAGAACCGTCCAACCAGCAGCGAAAGAAACGCCGTGTTGCGTGGTTGCTATCCATAAGGTCGCCCTGAAGATCGCGTAAGATGTTTGTTTTGATAGTCATGGTATATACTCCGTTTCTACTAGATTAAAATTTGCCAGCGCGAATGTTTGCTACGCGCTCATCGTTATCAAAGTATTCAACATTTGTGACTTCAGCACCCGCATCAACAATTGCGGCAATGTAAGCCTTGGCCTCTTCGATCGTAGGCTCACAGCCTACGAAAGATGTGTGCGGTGTTTTTACTTCGTAACGGATCATTTCAATATTCCTTTTATACTAGATGTCCCAAGTAGTACCATACCATATAGGCAAGTCAAGAGAAAAAGATAAGAAAATTTATGCATTGATTTTAAACGATATTCTACGTCAACTTATTTCACGTCAAAACTTGACGTAGTTGATGTTGATGTAAAATTGTTCGTGTTATCAATGACTTAGGTAGTTTACGTCAATCGCGTCAAGAGTGCGTTTTGACGTAGATTATTGTTTAAAATCAATAGGTTAATTTACGTCAACTACGTCACCCCCTATACAGGGGGGGGGTATAACCCGTCCCCCCCTGATGTTGTTATTGATCTAATCTGATCAATCCAATATGGGAACTATTGGTTTGTTATGGGCTTGTGCTAATGGGCCTATAACGGTATCCTAGCCGTAGCAAAGGTGAGGTCAAACAGAATGCCAAAGGTAGGGGTCGAAAATCCAGAGCATGGAAAGCGTAGGCTCAGTCCTCAGCAACAGAAGTTTCTGGATAACTACATCCATAAGGATTTAACGCAAACAGCTTCCGCTCGTTCCGCAGGGTACAAGAACCCGAACGTATCCGCAGTACAGCTACTCAACAACCCCGTGATCAAAGAACGCATGGAGGAAATGAGAACTGAACTCGAAAGCAAGTACGGGGTCACAATAACTAAAAGTGTTCGGGATATGCAACGCCTCAGAGATGAAGCTTGGGAAGCAGGGAACTTCGGAGCCGCAATCAAAGCCGAGGAACTACGCCTGAAAGTAACAGGGCTTATGGTAGCTCGTAGCCACGTTACCCACGAAAACGTAGAGAGCCTAACCCGTGACCAAATCGTTGAACAGCTACAGGAATTCATGTTGCGTGCTAAAGATCGCATGATTGACGTTACACCAGCAGAAAACCCCATAAATGACGATATTGAACTTATAGCGGACTGTAGCGAGAACGTCGCCGAATAGAGGCTGCGCTTAGAGAGGGTCGGGCCACGAGGCCCCGCAGGAACCCTCAGAGCCACACCAGAGCGCCGAATCGGGGTTTTTCGGGGTTAGGGTGCTTAAACTTGTTCGGGTTACTGTATCGGGCTAATATCTACATCTTTTGAATCGGGGTTTT